TGGTGGCGGTGAGTTATTAAGTGATGCTGACAAACAGTTAATCCCACAAGCGATTGAGTTGCTCAAGAACAATCCTATGCGTACTTTCCGTGTAGAAGTGTCAACTGACTCTATGTTGTATGCAGATGAAGCACAAGAGAAGGCTGACCGTGTAGAGTTCTTGCAAGCTACAAGCAATTTCATTGAGAAAGCTATCCAAGGCGCTCAACAAGTACCAGAGATGACACCGTTATTGATGGACTTATTGAAGTTTGGCGTACAAGGCTTCCGTGTTGGTCGTACATTGGAAGGTGAATTTGATACATTCGCTGACCAAGAGAAGGAAAAACAAGCACAAGCGGCTGCAAATCCTCAACCACCTGCGCCTACTCCTGAAATGATTAAAGCGCAAGCTGAAGCACAGAAAATGCAAATGGAAGCGCAACTTGAACAGATGCGTATGCAGATTGAAACGCAAAAACTTGAGTTTGAAAGATATAAAGCTGACTTGGATAATCAAACTAAAGTCGTTGTGGCTGAAATTAATGCTAAAACTGACCTACACCTTAAGTCACTTGATATTAATGCGTCTAAAGAGCAGGAAACGCTTACAGAAGTCACTCCTGGTGGCATCGAGCAACCTACTTCTGCATTATCAGGCTTGGTTGAAGCAATTAACAACAACATGGCATCAATGGTCGCTGTTCAAGCACAGCACAATACTGACTTAATGATGCAACAACAAGCTGCTCATCAAAACTTGGTACAGCAATTAACTAAACCGAAGCAAGTAGTTCGTGGAGCTGACGGGAAAATTATCGGAGTTCAATAATGGCATTAGTTCTAGCGGATAGAGTATTAGAAACGACTTCTGTCGCTGGTACAGGAGATGCAGCATTAGCTGGTGCGGTTACAGGCTATCAACCATTTAGCACTATTGGTGGTGGCAATACAACTTACTACACCATCGTAGCAATTGATGACCAAGGCGCACCTACAGGTGATTGGGAAGTAGGCATTGGTACTTACATCACTACAGGTAATAAGATTAGCCGTGATACTGTGTTGTCATCATCTAACGGTGGCGCATTAGTTTACTTTGCATCAGGCACAAAGCAAATCTTCCTAGACTTACCGTCTGAAGAAGTATTGTTATCTGCTGGTGATGTGAATGGTCCAGCTTCTGCTGTGTCAAGTAACTTTGCATTGTTTGATGGTACAACAGGCAAGCTATTAAAAGACGCTGGCATTAACGCATCTACATTTGCTACTGCTGCTCAAGGGGCTAAAGCTGATACTGCTGTTCAACCAGGTGATTTAGGTACTGCTGCTTATTTAACTGCTGGTGCTGCTAACGGTGTAGCTACGCTTGATTCAGGCGGTAAAGTGCCTACAAGTCAAATCCCACAGATGGGTGACTTAAACTATCAAGGCACATGGGACGCATCAACTAATACACCTACATTGGTGTCTAGTTCAGGTACAAAAGGCTATTACTATGTGGTTAGCGTTGCTGGCTCTACTAACCTTAATGGCATTACTGATTGGCAAGTGGGCGATTGGGCTGTCTTTAATGGTAGCGTATGGCAAAAGATTGACAATACAGACGCTGTTACTTCTGTTAATGGTTATACTGGCACTGTTGTACTAACGTACACTGACGTTGGCGCTCAACCTGCTGGGACTTATGTAACATCTGTTAGTGCTACAAGCCCTGTGACATCTACAGGCGGTACAACCCCAACTATTGCTATGCCTGCTGCTACAACAAGCGTATCAGGCTACCTCACCAGCACAGACTGGAATACCTTTAATGGTAAAGGGTCAGGCTCTGTTACTTCAGTATCAGGCACAGGTACAGTATCAGGTATCAGCTTAAGCGGTACAGTAACAACTACAGGCTCATTGACGCTTGGTGGCACATTAGACTTATCTAGCCCTCCTGTTATTGGTGGTACTACACCTAACACGATTACAGGCACTACAATCAATGCCAATACTAAATTCGTTGCTCCTGACTATTATGCTCAATCAATATTGGGTGGCAATTTACGTACATCAGGCGGCACAAGCTTACTCAATTGGGATGGCGGTGGAAGTGGCAATGTAACTGTTAATGGCGGTTTATTAGCTAACCCTGCTAACAAGAACGTAAGTCTTGCACCTACAGGTTCAGGCACAGTAACAATTAATCCTGCTACGGCTGGTACGTTCAATAACATGGTGATTGGTGGTACAACACCTTTAGCTATTACAGGCACAACCATTACAGCGACTACGTTTAATGGTTCAGGTTCAGGCTTAACGTCTATCCCTAATAGCGCTTTAGTTAACAGCTCAATCACTATCAACGGCTCTGCAATTAGTCTTGGTGGCACAGTATCTGTAGGCACAGTAACTTCTGTAACAGGTACAGCTCCTGTCGTGTCTAGTGGTGGTAACACTCCTGCTATCTCTATGGCGGCAGCGACTACTTCTGTAGACGGTTATTTGACATCTACTGATTGGAATACATTTAACGGTAAAGCTCCTGCTACATCTGGAACATCTATTTTATATGGTAACGGTTCAGGTGGGTTTAGCAACGTAACTGTAGGCTCTGGCTTATCATTTAGTGCAGGTACATTAAGCTCTACAGGCGGTTCAGGCACAGTAACTTCTGTAGCTGCTGGCAATGGTATGAATTTCTCTACTATTACAGGTAGCGGTTTTGTAACGCTTGGTACTCCAAGCACAATTACAAGCTCTACAACTAATAGCGTATCAGGAACTACTCATACTCACGCTTTAACTGTAACACCAGCTAACGTATCAGACCAAGCCAATACAAGCACAGGGTACTTTTCTTTACCTTCTGGCACAACAGCACAAAGACCTGGCAGTCCTGCAGTTGGCTACACTAGATACAACACATCATTAAATTATATTGAATATTGGAATGGCTCTAATTGGGTTTCTTCAATGGCATCTGTAATTTATGGTGCATCTTATTTAGTTGTAGCAGGTGGTGGCGGTGGTGGTGATGCTCACGCAGGTGGTGGTGGAGCAGGTGGATTATTGACAGGTTCTACAGTGTTTAATGTAGGAACTACATACACAATTACTGTTGGCGCAGGTGGCGCTGGTTCGGTAAGCAATCAAAGTCGTGGCACAAATGGTAATAATTCTGTTTTATCAGGAACATCATTTACAACACTTACATCAATTGGTGGCGGTGGTGGTGGCTCTCGTACAGATAATAATAACGTAGCAGCTCAAGGTGCTTCAGGCGGTTCAGGTGGTGGCGGTGGTGGTCAAGACGTTAGTTGGACTCCAAGCCCTACAGGGGGTTCTGGAACATCAGGCCAAGGTTACGCTGGCGGTAATGGCGTAGGCGGTGGTGCAGCAGCAGGTGGTGGCGGTGGTGGCGGTGCAGGCGCAGCAGGCGCAAACGCTTCAGCAAACGTATCAGGCAATGGTGGTGTTGGTGTAGCTTCAAGCATTACAGGTTCATCTGTGTATTATGCAGGTGGTGGCGGCGGCGGAGCTTACACAGGCAACACAAGAGGAACAGGTGGTAATGGTGGTGGCGGTAATGGCGCTTCAACATCTGCTGGTTCTGCTGGTACTGCTAATACAGGCGGTGGTGGCGGTGGCGGTGCATCAGTAGGTGGTTCAGGACTTGGCGTTGGTTTGGCTGGTGGTTCAGGCGTAGTAATTATTTCAGTTCCTACAGCTAATTACACAGGTACAACTACAGGCTCACCTACAGTTACAACTTCTGGCTCAAACACTATTATGACCTTTACATCATCAGGGAGCTATACAGCATGAGTCACTTCGCTAAAGTCCTAGATGGCAAAGTGGTACAAGTTATTGTAGCAGAGCAAGAGTTTTTTGATACTTTTGTAGACTCTACTCCTGGTGAGTGGATTCAAACTTCTTATAACACCTATGGGAATCAACATCCAAACAATACACCTTTGCGTGGTAATTATGCTGGTGTTGGTTATGTTTATGATAGGGATAATGATGTGTTTTACACACCTCAACCATTTCCGTCATGGACGTTAAATGAATCTACTTGGCTTTGGGAATCTCCAACTCCAAGACCTTCTGATGACAAATATTATGTATGGGATGAGGCTTCGTTAAGCTGGATTGAGGGGGAATAATGTTTGGCTTTAATAGCTTTGCATCAACAGCCTTCAACTCCCTTCTTAATAGAATATCAGCACCAACTCCTAGTGTTTGGGGTTCTAAAGGTGGTATTGGCAAGAAAAAGAAAGAACACTTTAAGTTATCTGCTCGTGCAGAGTTAAAAGAATACCTTGCAAGCGTATTTGCTGACCCTGTAGCAGAAGATTTTAAAGAAGAAGTAGCAGAATACGTCAAGCCATCTCAAGGCTTATCAGTCAACTCCATTGATTACGGCAAATTAGCTCAAAACGTAGAGCTAGTTGAACGAATCATGGCAAAAATCAACGAAATCCAAAACGAGCAGGAGGATGAAGCATTACTACTAATGCTCATGTAACCATGGCAGCGATTAACGATATTACAGGCGATTCTATACAGACTCGCACCATAACAAAAGAGTTTCAAGACAATCACGAAAAGATATTTGGCAAAAAAGAAAAGTCAGGTTCTAAACGCTGGATTCAAGACCCTGTGACTTTTAAGTTAATACCTGCTGACGAATATTACGGTCCAACAGAAAATGCAGGACCATACATTCAAGACGATGTAAAGCCATATCAGTCAATGATTGACGGCAGCATGATTGAAGGTAAACGTGACCATAGAGAACACTTAAAGCGTAACAACTGTATTGAGGCAGGTGACATGCCTATCAAGAATCCTGAACGTCCAAAGGATAACAGCTTGAAAGAGCGATTAATTTACGAAGTAATGGAACGCCACAGAGGTCAGTGGA